TCTGTATCAGCTACAAGGTCTAGCTGTCCATCAGCACTAGAGTTGATGTATATAGCTGTGTCACGGAACTGTAGCTTTTCTGTGGACGCTACAAGTATATCATCAGAGAACTCAAAGTAGTCCTCGTCTTCCATCCATTTGAGTACACCGTCAGATGTTTCACCATCAAAGGTTACTGTTATATCTGTCCCTGCTGTCCCTGCCCCAAAGGTAAGTGCATTACCTAGTAGCTTGGTAATAGGACCACCTTCAGCAGTAGTGCCATCGTGGGTGTGTCCTGAACTTGCAGCAAAAGCCGCAAGCAGTTGGTCAAATTCATTGTTAGTATCGGCTGCTTGTATTACATCACCATCTGAATATGATGACTGCCTTGTATAGGTTGCTCCCATTTACCTTCTAGCTCCTGTCTGATATTCTAGTTGAAATCCTTTGAGTGAATATGATTCGGATGTCCCACTGTCATTTACTCGTAAGGCTACTGCAAAACCTGAACCTTCAACCGATTGTCTTAATAATGGTTGTGAAGGACCACCATATGTAGGAGTACCATACGTAGATAATCCATATATACCTGCTATATCTGCTGAATTTAAAGAATAAGCTGCAGGTCTAGCTGATTCTGCTGCTTCATAATCATACCTAACAAATAAATTAGCATTGATAGTTGATTCAGGTTTATAGTTTACAATAACTCTTTGCATATGTTTGCGTATTCCCGGATCTCCAAATGTCATATCAGGACTACGATATTTACCATTTATTGCAGTACCATCAAATGTAGAACCTTCTTCTTGTCTATATACGTAGCCATCAAAGCCACCATGTAATGCTAACACATCTCCTGCTGTAATAAATGTATCTGTACACGCAGGTTTAATTCCTTTTATTCGTGAAAACTCATAACTAGCTCGTCCACCTGAACCCCCTTTAAGCACACATATAATACCTTCTGTTAAACTAGCAGACCCTGCGTCCTTTGAAAAAAATAATCTATACTGTGTTTTTTCTGGTATAATTACAGAATCAAAAGCTGTGGCATTAGATATGTTTTCATCAAATAAAGATTGTACATTAGAGCTTATAGTTCCTAATTCAACGTCACCAATTCTTGATGTACCTGCTACAGTTCTCAATCCGTCAGGACCAAGGAATATTAAGTCACCTGCAAATTCTTGAATAGTTTTACCATTTATACATCCTATATCCCTTGTTACTGCCGACACTGCAAAGTTAGCACTAGAACTTCCTGACAATTTAAATATTCTATTTTCACAAAATATAAATAAATTGTCACGAAAAACTTTAAGTCCTACAACAGTATCGTCAACTTTAAAGCTACCTGCACCTGAACCACTATTAAATGCATCTTCATCAAAGGGTTGACTAAATACTACTTCTTGTGGTGTGCTTGACATACCTGCATAAAACATATGCTCTCTAAATGATGTAACTATGCTTGCACCTGCTACAGCACTTTCAGAAACATCCGTAGCCGATATAGATGTATTAAATACTACAGGTGCATTTGCACCATCAACTAATATTATCTTGTCATTGCCATCAAAGTTGAATCGTTCCAAAGAATATTTACTTGCATTACTTCTACCTGTATCTCTTTCAGTCCAACTTTCTGATACTACTGTTCTTGATGCATCTGAACTTGCAGCATGAACTGCTGCAGTTGTGCTATTTGTAGCTCTTGTTACACCTGTAAATGTTGTAGAGGTAATACCTGTGTATGTAAACTGCTCACTATCTATTTGCAATGAACCACTTGAACTAAATCCTGTTGTACTTACAACAGTTATAGTGCCTGAACCTGACATAGTAGCATCTGCTGTTATAGCATTTGAACTTGATGTACCTAAAGAAGTAGTAGCAGAACTAAATATCTTTTGACCTCTAGCTGCAATAACTTTATTAGCAAATGTTGTTGTTAGTAACACAGGTTCATCTGAAGATGAGGTTTGAGGTACTACTTGTCTTATGTGTCTCTGATAACCTTTTATTCTTTTGTAGCCACCCTCAACGTCAGGCTCAAAGTTTTCTAACTGCAATGCCTGTCCGGGTTGCATAATAAATGTAGAACGGTTAGCTATTAAGCCACCTTCACATACAAATGCGCTAGGGGTTGTCTGTGATAGATCAGGCATGTATTATTGCACCCTTGCGTCTAAATCAATTACGTTTGAATGTGTTCTTGGTATGTATGTAGATCGTATGTACTCAAACTTATTCACTAATAGTGTTTGCATATTCTTAATACCCTGCTCAAATCGTGCAAAGTTTAGCTGATACTGTGCTGTCTCACCTCTATACTGATACACAAATGCCGTAGCTCCGTCTACTATAACTGCATCAAACTGTGCAGGTACACTTGTTGTATCGTCATGTGCAGACAGAGATGTAGGTATTGTGTAGTAGTCAAACTTTATGCTGTATTTTTTTGTGGGAAAAGGATAAAGGAGATAGTTATTATCAGCAGATCGGATAATATATCTTGGTATACCACCACCTGTAAATTGTGTAACTACAACACCACTGCTGTGCGTTGTGGCTGTGGTAGAGCTTGCTCCACGAGTACATCCTGTTAGAGTGTTTGTGCTTATACCTGTATAGGATATTTGTTCATTATCAATAAATACTGTTCCTGCACTGTCAAAGCCTGTTGCACTTGTTAAGTCTATCTCTGTTTCTGTTGCATCAATAGCTTCTGCAGCCGTTGTAGAACTGATCTCATCTTCTTGTGTTATATAATGATTTATATAATCGTTGTAGTTCAAGGCAGATAGCTTACCACCACCTGTACCTAAATCACTATCTTTTACTAACCGTACTGTGTTGTAGTCTATTGATTTTGTATTGGTAGGTAAAGAATAACGCACTACACCTGCTGTGAGAGTTTTTGTTTCGGTAGCATGATTAAAAGGATAGTTAAATTCTTTTTGATTAATGTACCGTATAGACTCATTTACAGCATTTTGTGCTTGTACCTGTATTCCTCTAGCATTAGAAAAATTACTAGAAGTAAGTTGCACCTCATTCAATCTTGCTAACACATTGTTAGTAAGTATTAGATAACTACTAGACATATAATATTCCTACTAATTAAGATATTTTTGTCATCTCAAGTATAACCCAGTAGAAGTCAGTATTGGAATGACCTACTGTTGTAAACATTATATCTCCTGTTTTACCACTACCAGAGTTATTCTTTAGACCACCAAAGCTAGAGAAGTCAAACTCTCCCTGTGTATCTTTTAAGTGTATGGCTTCTACGTCTGTGCTTGCATCCCAGAGAAGTTTAACGGACATGCCACTGTTATTATAATATATTCTATCTATTCTTACATCTGTGAGGGTAGAAGCAGTAGTTCCATCTATAGGATTACCTGCAGTAAATGCACTTACATCTACCTTCTTAACGGCACTCTCCCCTGAACCGTCACTTGTATTTGTAAATTTCATAACCAGTTTGTGTGGAGTATCTTCTATTGTCTGCGATGTGACTGTATCTGCCATTGTTATTCCTTTATGTTAAAATAGAGGGCAAGTCAATCCTGTTACACTTGCCCCCTAAGTTTTAAGTTAAGCTAGTTGATCCCTGTCAACTTCGTTAGCTTCCAATGCACCCATGTCATCAACATTCATGCATACAGCAAACATTCGGATCACACCACCTGTTGTTGTACCTGTCATTGCTTGGAGTTCAACGTCAATAGTGTCGGAAGTTCCACCAATAAGAACAGGAGTTTGTCCTGCCTTAAAGCCGTAGTCTCCAACAGATGCTCCATCAAAGTCAAAGCCATCAACAAAGTTGTCCAAGTCACCCCCAGTAATACCAAAGTCAAAATCAGTATCGGTTGAAGTACCTGCATGAGCAGTTGTTACTTCAAAACCTGCACTTATTATGAGTGTATTAGCAGGAATAGTTAAACCCGGAATTACATCATTTGCAGCAAGGGCAGTACCCTTATCGCTTGCAGCTGTTGCAAAATTCAGGTCTGCTTGAATCAAGTATGGTTGCCTACCTCTAGCCGTATTACCTCTAGATACAGAGGTTGTATTATCACCTAATGCCATAATTCAATCTCCCTTAAAATTTAGATACGTATATAGCACGAGTAAGTGCTTCAGGTCGTAAGATTTTACGTCCATAAAGATGCATACCTCTAACGATGTCAGCAAAGCTGTCAGGGTCACGGTATGTCTCAGTTTTGTTAATTTGCTCTGCAGTAGCGACTGCTGAACTATGTCCTGCAACAATAACACCAAAATGAGATGATCCAGTAGCAGTTGCTCCTGTTGGACCATTACCAATTTGAGGTAGGTTGTTAGACTGATAAACCTGAAAACCGTGCAGGTTACTGAAAACCATTCCGTTTTTAAGTTCATCTTTAGAAGAAACAAAGTCACCATTCATAATTCTGGAGTCTTCGTCTTTCAATAGTTCTGCAAATACAGAGTCAATAACTAGCCAACGTCCATCCTTGTCAACAAATTGTTGGTCAAGTTTTCTGGACATTCTAGCAAGAACTTGCATTGGAGAAGCGTGAGCAGCAGTTGTTACAATGCCATCTCCTGCACCTCTAGGCTGAACCACAATAGAGTTACCTGATGAACCACCATTGAAGTCTTCAGCGTCTACCTGCATAGTTGCAAGCAATTCGTTTGAGGCAGCAGTCGAAACAGCTTTGTCACCACTTGTTGTAGTATTTACAGCATTAGGTGTGCCATGTAACGCAGATTGCTTATAACCTGCTAGATAGCCTAGAACTTCTTGGTCATACTGATCGGATAATCTGTATGCAGCCCTGTCGCTTGCTAGTGATTGAAAATTTACATGAGAGTGAGCTTCCTCAATATCGTCAACTTTAAATGCAAAGTAGTTTGCTTTGTCAACGACAAGAGAAAAATCCTCGTCATCTAAATCCTGTGGTGTGATAGTTGTACCACGAGCATAAGATTTTACAGTAATCTCTGGCTCTTTGATGATTTTAACGGTATCACCCATAGCTGATATTTCACCGAAATAGTCAGAATTGGTTATACCTTCCACAACAGATGACTTACGGAAAGCAAGTTGTACCTGTTTGGAGTAGATTACTGGCGAAAAATTACCATTAGGTAAATTGCCATAACCTGCAGCAGTTGAAAAAGCCATAGTTAATCCTCCTTACTTTTTCATAACAAATACAAATTACAATTACTGATACAGGGGCTAATTATCGCTAGGTGCAGATGTACACTCTGGGCTAGTTAAACTAGGTTATTCTTATCGTATTGTTTTTTGTGAAATTATATGCACTTATAAGTAGTCCATAAAGGGGTTATATGTGCATATTTGTAGTATATGTATAGTTATATACATAATTCTTTAGTTGTCAACACTTTTTTTCTTTGGTATTTCAATAAAGTTCATATTCATACTGAAAGACCTGCGTTCTCCTTTTGTGTAAAAAGGATAAACGCAATGAAAAAGGTGTGAGGGAAATACATAAAAGTCACCAACTTTAGGCTTAACAACAAAATTAGTAGCTGTATATCCTGCAGATGTTCCATGTGCAAATTGTATATGCCCATTTGCAGGATGATGATCTTTATAGTCTTCTTCCCACTCTTCTTCTATTCCCTCTGGTAGTTTTAAATATCCTACGCAAGACAATCGAGAACCTGTGTGAATATGTAATGGATTGTACTCATTTTCAAATTGACGCACAAACCAACCAGACACTATTTGTAACCCATAGTCAAAGTTTTCTGTGTCTGGTTTTTTAACACCCATAGAATTACGAAAATCTGTATAGGCTTGATACTGACCTACAAACTGTCCTAATCCCTTTTGTGCTATTGCAAGTATCTCTTCATCAAAAGCCAACTCTTCAGATACTTTACCCACCAGATTGTCTGCATAAGATTTTAACTTATCAGACATTTTACTATTTAACTTTTCAACTAATTCATATGGCATACGAAAGTATCCCATAGTAGGTCCAAACGGAGCAAATAGCTCCATCTCTTTTTGAGGTTTATATATTATACTCATCTTGCAGAACCTGAAACATCGTAGATAAATTTACCAGTACGAATAGCTTCCATGACTTCATCAGCCCTTTTTTCATATTCTGCTGCTGACATCTTCTGTACCTGCGACTCTTTTAGATAAGAAGACTCGTCACTTGTTTGAGGTTTAGTTCGTGCTGACTTCGTGTTTGTTGCAAATGCAGCATCTTTCGATGTTGACTTCTTTTTGCCAAGACCTCTATCAGATTTGTATAAGTCGATAGCACGAGATGCAGACATTGCATCATTGTCATTTTCATACAATGCTTTCTGTACCCACTGTGGCTGTTCCTCTGCCCAGTTGTGAAAATCATCGTCCTCTCGTATATCTGCAAAATCAGGATGCAGTTTTAACAACTCGACTTCAGCTTTTTCCTTCGTAGCTGATTCCTGCATCTCATTTATTTTTTTAATCCTGTCCTCAAGCTCTTTGGATTGCTCTTGAGACTTTTTGATAGCGATTGTTTCAACTATACCTGCTACGTCAGGATACTCTTTTGCCCATGCTTCAATGTCTTCGTCTGACTTTGGAAGCTTGATTTGTTTTTTAGTTGCACTGTCAAGCTGTTCTCTAAGTTGATTGATCTGTTCCTGCAGATCAGTCTCCTTTTGCTGTGAGTGTCTACGCAAATCACCATAGCGTTTTTTAAATGTCTTCTCTTCTGCAGAGGTTGGTTCAGCTTCTTCCTGAACTTCTTCTTTTACTTCGCCTTTCTGCTCTTTGAGAAGTTCTTGTAATTCCTGTTCTTCCTTCTCTATCTTATCATCTCTTGAATATTTACGAGATGCTAGTGCCATTACTTTTTTAGGAGTAGCTTCCTTCGTCATTACTTCTGCTTCTGCCATTTTACTTACCTTTCGTTAGGGCTAACTGTATGCCATGTTGATGGGGAGTTAGGTAGCCAACATATTGTGAACTTATTTTTTAGAAGCTAGTCCACCCTTCTTCATTCGTTTGGGTTTAGCTTTGGGTGAAGCTATACCACCTTTCTTTAATGTCTGTGGTTTCATAGGTTTAGTGGGTACACCACCTACGTAGAATCTATTCATCGCCGCAGTGCCGGGATCTGTTGGTCCTATAAAATCACCTGAACTGGTAAATCCTGTAAATTCTTCTTGCCGTTTTTCTTCTCTCTCTTGCACAGACATAGGACCAAAGCCACGTTCTTGCCTGTCTCTATCTGCCGCATCTAGCCTTTTATTTATATTTTGTTGTTCTTGTCTGTTCTTTTCTATTCTACCCAAAGCATCGGCTGTTAAATCTTTCTCACCCTCTGGGGTCATTATTTTTGGTGGCTCGTTAGGTTTGTTAGGATCTCTTCTAATACCTAATAAAAAGTCATCTACTTTACCAACTTTACCTGTTGATGGAAATTTAGCCTGTGATTCTAAATTAATGTCAGCTTTGTATTTTTCATATTCAGCATCCGATATTTTACCTTTTTGATCTGTTTTATAAGGTGACTTAGCTCTAGGATCAATTAAGTTAGTAAGATTTCTAACAGCCACATCTCGTTTATCTCTTTGCTCTCTATAGGTATCATCAGTAAATCCTCCAGAAGCATCAGGACTAAAGAATGATTTGATTGCTCCTACTACTGGGTTTAGGAAACTTAGTAAGCCTGTGGGACTTTTCTGTGCTTGTGTTATAGCAGCATTGATTTCAGTTGCCGTTGGCTCTCTACCAAATGTCATGCCTAAAGAAAATCTAGCTTTATCGTAGTTAGGTAAATTGTAGTAATCTTGGAATGTTAATTTTTCCATACCCTTTAGTTTTTTAAGCTTATCATACTCCATAGATAAATTATTAAGTGTGGTTTCCTGTAGCCTTATAGGTTTACCTCTACTGTACAGAGCATATTGCCCCTTTTTATACTGGTCACTGTCAATAAACTCATCGGCTTCAGGCAAAGACATTCTTGAACCCATGCCATCTGGGGCAGGAGAACTGTCACCAGAGGAGTCTGTGTCTCTTGGATCTTCTCTTCTTGAGATTACATTAGAGTATGCATCTTCTACAGGTGTATCGTCTACAACATAACCATCAGGTATTGGGTACAAAGGATTGCCTTCTTTATCAAATGACCACATCATAAAGTCATTAGGATCATCTGGGTTTATAACCTTTTTAATTTGTATGTCTGATGGTTGCATTGGTTGATCTAATGCACCCTTTATTTCTTGCTCTTCTTCTGGTGTGTACACAGTTGGGTCTTGTCCTGAATCACCTGTCTGAAATCTTGGGTCATCAAGTAAACTGCCACCGTTTGCTAATCCTACTGCACCACCTTCAGCTTTCTTTTCTTTATCTTCCATCTCACCTGATATAACAACAAGGTCTGCCATGCCGAAGGGAACATCGTCTGGTATTTCAGCTTCCTCTGGATTACCTAGCTGTCCCATCTTTTCCATCATCTTCAAACCTTGCTTGGCATCTTGACGCATCTTCATCAATGTTCCAAGACCAATGTATCGCACAACGTCTGCAGGAAATACAAACTCTCCTTCGCTTAACATCGCAGGTATATCATCTGCTACTTCTTCTTCAAGTGATCCAGAAGGAACTTTGTTACCTGACGTTGGCTCTGTTTTACCACCATCATCTTTCATGCCACCTTCGTTCATAAAAGCCATTTCTGTTTGTTGTCCTAGCATAGTTCCTCCTTGGTTTAAACCCTTGCTTCTTTTTTTGGCAGCTTCTTCTGCTTCCTCCCTAGAGTCGTGTACACTCGTTTCTTTTATTACACCTTCAATTAAAGCTCTCTTCAAAACAAAGTCTGAATATTTTTTATTGCCATATATAGAAGGTAGATTATAATGCTTGCCATCTATCTCTATTGTTGTAGACTTTTCAGATACGGTTTCACCTTTAGACGTTCTCTTTTTTGGTCTGCCTACTTTTGTAACCTCTCCTGTATCCTCTCCCACATTCTCATCTAGTATTAAAGGCTCTCCCTGTCTACCTATAAGCTTACTTGCAAACTCTTCTAAGTCACTTACTGCAAAGCCACCCTCATTAAACTTTGGTACAGGTTTCATATCCTGTGGCATACTGTCTGTTGAGTCTACCTCTATTTTATTATATATAGGATGCGTCTTTTTTCCAATTTGTATTTCACCTACAACGTCACCTAAATTAATCTTGCCTATCGTAGAAGGTCTTAAATTAGGCTGAACATCCTTTTTAATCTTTTGCATGATTACAGGTCCTACAACCTGCATATCAAAAGAATAAAAATGTTTAGGTCCTTGCTCAACAGTTACTATTGGATGATCCAATGTTCCAAAACTTTGCCCCACACGTATTTTAAATTTTTCAGGCTGTAGTAAATTAATCTGTGCTTTTGCAGGAGCTTTCTTTTCTCCTGTATTTGTTTTATAGTTTTGTCTTAAATCATCATCCGTTAGAGCTTTCTCCTCATACACGTTACCTGATGATTGTGCTTTGTTTTGAACAGGTCCTCGTTTTATTTCTCCTGTTTCTTTATCTTGAACACGACTTAACTCTGTACTCTTTTTATATGATAACCTTGGACTAATAAATAAATTGTTAAAAGTTTTTCCTGAAACATCTTTAGGAGGACCACCTCCAAACTGCACATAGTTTCCAAAATCTAAGTCTAACTCTATTCCTGATTTTTCTAATCCTTTTGTTAAACCTTCTTTATAAGATCTTGATCCCTCCGTAAAAAACTTTGCAGGTGCTGGCATAATATCTCTAGCACCCTCTAGTTCAGGATCTTCTTTGGCTTTACCCATAGCTCTTTTAAGGCTAGGATTTAGAGGTTCTTCTACTTCTTTTTTTAATCTAAATATATTTTTTTTAGAATCTTCTGGAACAATCTTTTTTTCTGAACCTCTACCGATAGACTTCACTGGTGTAACAGTTTGCTCAACAGGAACATCCATATCCATGTCTAACAACTTATCTGTTAAATTTTTGCCTACTCTTAAAGGTGTTGTTAGAAAACTAGATGCCATTTACTTTCCTGCGTTGTTGACCACATCTCTTAATTGACGCAATCGTCTTAACATTAGAATAGCTCCCTGCGATCTGTGCAGTATAACTAAATCATTTGTCTGTTCCATAATAGCGTGGTTCTGTGCTATTAAGTAATTAATGTAATCACTGAAGCTGTCCCATTGGTCCTTGTTGTTCACCAAAGGCTTCATTTTGTTGAGGAGCTTGTCCTGTAGGTTGTTGGTTTGGCTGTTGAGGTTGTTGTTCATTTCCTGTAAATCCTTGTTCTTGTGGCAACGGTGCTTGCCCTGTTCCTATAGTCGCACCACCTGCTCCAGTTGGATCTTGAGCATTTGCTCCTGCAGGAGGTGTCGGCTGTTGTGGAGGTTGTTGCTGTTGGAATTTTTTCATGATCTCTGCTTGCAGTGCAGCTTCGTCCATGTTGTTGGTTACTTTCTCTGGATCTAAGTCCAGTGACTTTGCTATCTCTCGTATTACATACTGAAACTTTGCAAACGGTGCAAGAGACTGATTGCTTGCCACTTGTAGGAATGACATCAATCTTTGGCTACGCACTTCGTTTGCCATCAAGCTTTCTGTGCCACGAGCTTTTACTTCTAGATCACCCTTTAACATTTTGTTGTCAAAGTTAAACTGCATATTGAATCTAAACAGTCCTTCACCTAGAGGTCTTAATAGATAATCGTCTACGTTCTTTATAACATTCTTGATGCCACCACTTGCTGCGTTCATCAACATAGATATACCTGACGCTGTACGTCCTACACCCATAACACCAGTTTGTCCGTGAGCAAAGCTTGGCAGTCCTGTGCTTTCATCTGCAAGCACTCTGGCTTTGTCAAACAGTTGCATGTTCTCGTTGGCTACGTTTGGAAACTTTGTACCAAAGATAGCTTGTCCGGGTGCGCCCCCTTGTCTTCTGAATATTTTTCCGGGATATACACTCAAGTCTTGTCCGGGAACTAAGTTAGTCTCGTCTATCTCTATCAACAGATTACCTGACATTACAGCATTGTCCACAGCCATACGCATGAAACCGTTCATCAATGTCTGTGTATCGTCCATGTTCTCTGCTATACCCACACCAAAGAAGCTGTATGGATTAAGTTCATAGGGTGCAGCCATGTAGGGTATCTTTGCAGGTTTGAATGGATTAAGAACCATTCGTAATACTTTACCATTACAAACCCATATGTTCGCTTGTATTTCGTCATAGTCTGTTAGCTCTTCAGGTATTTCTACCTGCTGTTCTTTGAGCATGTCTGTATCTACCATTCCCCAATACTCTAGCACTTCGTATCGTGCTATAGAGTGTTCAGGAGAATAGTCCGATAAATCATCTTCCCAATATTCTTTGTTGTAGTTTTCTCCTAGTTCAACAGCTTCATCAATTATGTTGCTTCTAAAGTGAGGTCGCTTCTTTAAACTGCGTAGCTGTGATCGTGACATCTTGTGTCTCTCTATCACATACTGTGCTTCATCCATGTTGTTTGCATCTGGATCAGG